GTTCCAGATAATACTCCCTTGTCATAACTTGCTCACCTTCCGTCGGATGCTGAACTGTCACTTCTTCGTGACCCTCAACGATGAAAAGCCTATGCAACATTGCATTAAGCTCTTCATCGCTATTACAGTTATGTGTTTGATTTTCTTCCATTAAGAAATTAAAGTTAAGGCAGTTGCGCTTGCCGCTGCTGCTGAAGGTGCTACTACTTCCGTTAGGGTAGACGCATAGTTGACATCGGTAATACCGCCATCGGCATCCAGCTTAGCGGTTAAAGCGGCCTGAAATGTTGCAACAGTGCCCATATCTGTGCGTAGCTCTGTCGATAACGCCACCATCGCATCAATTACAACCTTCTGTGATGTTAAATCAGCGAGCACCGCGTCCATGACACGTTTGAATTCAATTTGCTCTTGTGCTGGAGCGTGTGAAAAATGTTTCTTAATACTTACAGTCATTTTGGTCACCTATAGGTTAAATTTACTTTCTTGCTACTGGCTCTAATAATGGGTCACTAGGAAGCCATCCGTTATCAGTGTATAGCTTGTTTTGTATAAAATACACACTTGAGCATAGTTTACACTTAGAAGGTTCGCCAGCAACCCTTTCTTGCCCAGACTCAAAATCTATTCGGTTTACACCAAAGATTTCACCAGTATTCACGTCTCGGTTTAACGTGCCGATTAAGTGCCGTTTTCTAGGACAGAGTATTTTAGTGCCTTTTGTTAATATTTGTGCCATAACGTTATAGTACCCTATGTTGTCAAATCTTCCTAATATTTTATTTGTATAAAAACTAATGTGTTTCATATTCTGCGCCAGAATAATCATTAAATCTACAATAATGACCTTGAAAAACAAGCCGAACCTTCCCTATTTCACCATTTCGCTGTTTCGCAATAATAATTTCTGCAGTGCCTTTATCTGGTGAGTCCTCGTTATAAACTTCATCACGGTACACAAATAAAATTAAATCAGCATCCTGCTCAATGGCGCCTGACTGGCGTAAATCTGACATCATTGGGCGTTTATTCGGTCTTTTCTCAAGTTCACGGTTCAATTGTGATAAAGCAATAACAGGGACATTAAGTTCTTTTGCTAACCCCTTCAAACCCCTGGATATTTGCTCAATCTCCATTGTTCTGCTTTCACCTTTTTCCTCCATTAATTGCAGGTAATCAACAACAATTAAGTCGAGTCCGTGTTTTTTCTTGGCTTTCCTGCTTCGTGAACGGATCTGATTAACAGACAAAGCCGCGTTATCGTCAATTAGAAGATTGGTGTTGTTTAGGTGGCCAACCGCTGTTGTTAGCCTTGGCCAGTCGTGTTCCTCCAGTTGCCCACTTCGGATATGGTTAAGATTTATACTCCCAATTGCAGCAATCTCCCGGTTTATCAGTTGTTCGTTTGGCATTTCCAGTGAGAAAAATAACGCAGTCTTCCCAGTTAAAGCATTATGCCGAGCAATATTTGATGCTAAAGCGGTGTTATGCGTACAAATATAATCATTCGTTAAATACAGCTTTCTTGGGTGTGTCACAGATATACACTGACACTCTAATTCACCGATATATTCTATTGAGTCGATATTTAAGTTATGTTGTCTTTCTTTATTTTTTGTTCTTGATTTTTTCTTAGGCAGTGTTACAAAATCAGAATAATGCTTACAGCTAATATATATTGTATACGCTTCTTTTCCTTTTTTTCTCTCCCCCAAATAAGTATAAAACGTAAATCTACTCGTCATAGAAGCGAATGCGCCAAGCGATCTTGCTAGCCTCTGAAAATTATCAGCCAACACCTTACTGGTTGTCGTATAAGTCATTGGCCCTGTTTTTTCTACTGTTCCATCTGTATCAATAAGGCCGCGCATTAACTCTAACCTGGATTCTTTGGAAGCCGTTAAATATTGCTCTGGTATAAACTTCTCATATGACCTTAACCCCATCAGTCCAAGACTTTTTATTCCATTAAGTAGTTTATTTTCTTTTCCTTTGTCTGTTGACAAGCGATACTCAATAGCTGATTTTTTTCTTAGTTTTACACCTAAAAGATGTGGTTTTATTTTATTTAAAATAAAGTCATAGCTTGTCGTTAGAATTATAGAGCCTTGCGATAAACCACCATCACCTAAAAGAACGCCAAGCAGGTATGGGTTTATTATAATATTTCTATCATCTCCGAATCCTCCGGTATGGCGCGGGATATAAAGCCTTTTTTTGTATCTTTTAAATTTTAACTTATTTATTATTTCTTCCGTTGTCATAATTCTTGGTGAAGGCCACTCCCTGTACATAACTTCCCATTGATGCTCTAATCCGGCTTCTACGCTGCGCCCATCACCAAACTTTATTTTGTATACTGGTTTTTTACCTTGCGGGAATACACCATAAACAACCGAGTCGGATCCGTCGATTGATGCAACCTTATCGCCAATCTCAATAGCGCACATCTTTTTAAACTCACCTGTCGATAAAAGAACATCTGAATCTAAACTTAACTCTTTCCCCATTGATGGCCGGCCTGCTATGACAATTAACTCCCCGGGATGTAAGCCGGTAGTTTTCTTATCAATATCAACAAACCCTGTGGATAACCCTGATAACTCGCTGCCGTTCTGGAACCGTGCATCAATACCATCAATCACACCAGGTAGAATTTCATTAACAGTCATTACCCCGGTATCCTGCTGATCATCGAGTTTTAAAACTTCTGACTGAGCAAAATCAATAATACTGTCTGCGGTTTCACGCGAATGGGCCAGCTCGACTAACTTAGAACCGATTCTAGCCAACTTTCTTAATTTCGTTTTGTTTTTAATTATTTTAGCGTAAGCAGAAGCGTTTTGAGGGGCGACTGCTATGATTATTTTACCAAGGTACCCCATACCTCCGATCTCATCCCCTTTGTCGCCAAGGGTTGAGTAAAGTGATATTACATCATAAGGCGTTCCCTCTTTATCCATTGCAATCATGGTTTCAAAAATTATCTTATGCGCAAAGTGGGCAAAATCATCCGGTACCAAATCTAAATCGTCTAACAGTGAGTTATCGATCAACAGTGATCCGAGTACTGCTTGCTCTGACTCAATGCTATGCATCGTTCATTTTTTCCTTCACTCTCGCAATGTAATCCTTATCTGATTCAGTGGCTGTGGGGTTTATTCCGAGATCCTTACCTATTTTCCGGTAATGCGCGTACTCATCAGCAATTGGTTCCTTTGAACCAAGTTCCCCGACGTACTGATTAAATTTAGTAGCATTGAATAATGTTGCTGGCCTGAGATATTTTTTCATATCTGGATCATTCATCCATTCACCGCATTTAAGATCGATTACAGCTTTAATATCCTCAATTGTATGTTCTTCATTCAATCTGGCTGTTATGAATTTTACGTTTGCATCAACTGGTTTAAAATTTTTACCTGATTTTTCATTTAAGTAATTAATGATATTTATCGCGTCTTGCTTGCAAGACATAATCTTTTGATCTTTTGTATCTGTATCTGTATCTGTATCTGTATCTGTATGGGGTTTCTGTGCGTTACTCTGCGTTACACCGCGTTTCTTTTCTCTATGTTTTCTAACCCTTTCCCTTGTTTGAGCACGTATCGTGTCAGCATCACGCATACCCCTGTATTTTTCATGGTTTACGATATGCCACCCCCAAGGCCGATGATCATCAATTAACTCGATTCTTTTTCCGTCCTCATTCAGAGTTCTTGAATACTTATCTTCTTTTTCTAACACCTCGATACCAGCTTTTATGTGTTCAATAGGTATTCCGGTTCGCCTGGATATTGATTGCGGCGTCATATCAACCATCCCATCTGCGTCACAAAGAACAATAAATTGCTGGAATGTGATAAGGGCTCGCCAATCTTCAGCGAGCGTCCCATCATAAATTGAATCGAAAATCTTACCGTACATAAATACACCTTTAGTTGTTCATGGTTTGGTTGGTATCAGGTGCTCGCCAAAGTAACCTGTAACGTTACATTAACCCAACATACTGAGATACGCAAATTAATGCGGCAACTAAATACCCACCATAAAAAGTGGGTGTTTTTTATTCTGGTTTTTTGTATATTGTCATTTCATTAAATAGGTGCTTTTACCCTTAAATATCACAATAGGTAGTCTTAGAGACTTCCTATTACCTAGTTATATTCCCAAATGTTTTTTCAGTCTTCGCATAAAATCTCTATGCTCGTACGGCGCATCCGTGTCAACATCCATTTCATACTTAACAAATCTATTGTGAGCCTCTACCGCCAGCGATTTAATATTAATTAAATTTTGGTGATCTTCTTTTTTTAAAGTAACGGTGTCTTCGCTCATTTCAATCTCCAATAAAAATATAACAATTGCATTAACGCGGATTCACTACGCTAACGCTTCGTTCTCCGGTTATGCTGGCCGTTATATTTTATATGTAAGCGTGGTGTTATCAACAGCATCAATCGTATAATAGTTGGCTCGTTTTAAATCTTTCTGTACCAACCAATGCCAGAATACTCTCCAGAAACTATTATTAATAGGTGTTGATATTATATCGCCCACCTCAAAACCATGTGATGAAGCTGTTGTAACGGTCGTAATTTCTTCCATATATCACCTCTAAAAATATAACAAATCACATAATCCTTTAACTTAGTCGTTATTTTTTCCAACCTTCAGACTGGGGGTGAGGCACAAAACCACAAAGTTCCTCAATAGTTACTTTGCCACCCGTAAGCTTTTCAATTTGTTTTGAGTAATCTGTTTTACCGTTGTACTCAGTCGCTGGCATCTCATTATAGTCGTACCAACGATTCATTGATTGATAGCTAATACCTAACTCATTCGCTAAAGGTGATTTACCACCCATGATTTTATAGGCTTTATCTAAGCCGGTTCTAACACTCATTTTTTTCTTCTCCAAATTATATGTTAAAAACTACTATGTTTTTGGGTTTATATTAAAGGGTTATATTTCGTCAAACATTTGACTATAAGTCCATCTAAAAGGATGAAATAAGTTTTTTAAAAACTTATCTCCATCAGCGGGTCTATGTATTTTTCTCAGTTCTTCCCAGTTTTCTTTATCGTACATAATCCGCATAAACTTCTCGGTATGAAAATATACTAAAACAAGTTTTACCACTGTATAACTAACAAATATAAATATTAAGTCGATAACCATTTTTATAACCCTCAGTATAGAAATCATAAATAACACTAAAACGCGCGTATCTTTTGATTCTGTCGTTGATTTATAAGAATTATAGCTTTAAAACTTGCAAAAGGGAACAAATAGTTATATTATCTTTTTGTAGGATTTTTAACTAACCAGGAGGTGTCAAAAATGCGAGCAAGAATGTCCAGAGAATTCTATATCCCTCGTGAGTTCACCGATAAAGTTACCAAAGAAGGAATCGAAGCTGAAGTTTATTTGGTTGATGGTTCCCGTGGTCCAGTTGCTTATGGTTTTGGAGGAAAGCGTTCTAAGCCAGACTTCATGTACCGGTTCGGAAGCGAAGAGAAACGGGCTGAATACGTTAACGACTACTTTAATCGGTTATCAAAACGGGCTGAAGAAAAAGCTGAGCGTGCTGCAGCTAAGAAGAAATACAAGCATGGTTTAAGAGTCGGCAGCATATTATATTCAAGCTGGGGCTACGACCAAACTAATATCGACTTTTATGAGGTTGTGAAGTTAGTTGGTGAAAAATCAGTGATGTTAGCCAAAATTGGTTCAGCGCTGGTTGAGAATGATAGCTCTGATCCTACCTCTGATTACGTCGTTGCGGTTCCAGGTTCATTTGTTGAAGGCAAGGAACCGGTGTTGAAGCGGGTTCGTGAAGGCAACAACATCACTTTAAATAGTTACTCAAGTGCTTACCCTTGGGACGGGAAACCTAAATATAAAACTGCTTGGGGTTACGGTCACTAGTTAATCAATTAAAGTCTGTCTGGAGGGCGGGCTTTTGTAGATTCACTAAAACACGGAGGCGGAAAATGAAAACTGTTAAAATCAAACCAGAATTTTTGAATGAAAACGAAGAACAAATTGAATATAAAGTTATTGAAAATAACGGTGATCGTTTATTAATTAGCCCGATTAAATGGGAACACGGCGACATAGTTCCTACTGAATCAGTTCGCGATTATATGCTGGAGGAAGCAGCATGAACCACGAAGTAATAGCAGTTACAGGGAAAAAGGTTGATTTTTATGTCTCTTTTTAATGCCGAGAAATACTGGAAAAACAAAAAAACTAAAAAATGGGTTTGCTCTATGAATGGTGGCCGCGTTAAATATGTAATGGCTTCCACTTTAGAAAAAGCTAAAAATAGCGCGGTATCTAACAGTTACCATAAAAAGCCTCGCTGCTACACTTGTAGATTAGCAACACCTTTAGATTTAGGCTGTAAGTAAAATGAAGTATAAAGTATTAGCAATAACAGGGAAAAGTGAAAGACTTACGTATTGCGCTATCAATAAAAAGGCTGCATGTGAAATGGCGATGAGTAGAAACAGATCACCGTATGCTATTTTATATATTGTTGTTGAGCCTAATGGAAATAGGATTACTATCTCAAACCAGAGAAAATATTTAAACCTACTTAATACGGTAACAGTGTAACCAGTGAAATAACTCTTGCAAATTGATAACATGTAGTTATATAATGCCCACGAAAGATAGAAACAACTAACCAGGAGGTGTTCTTTATGAAATTACTTTTAAAACCAGATATGACTAAATTGCTAGCCAATGCTAAGGCGTCCGTATGAGCGGCTTTTTATCAGGAGTAAAAAATGACAGCTAAAAAACAAAAAGCAAAACCAGCAACCACTGCTGAAAAAAGCAATGATACTGAAACCAGTATTGAGCAAGACCTACAGAACCAGGACACTAATCTGCCGGATGTGGTTATGGCCTCACAATTAAGCCCGATGGAGTTAATGATCCAAGCCAAGCAAGCTGGTTTTTCTATGGAAGAAATTAATGGAATGATGGATCTACAAGACCGTAATGATAAGCGTATTGCTAAGCAAGGTTTTGATAAAGCGATGGCCGACTTCAAACGAAATCCGCCAAAGGTAATTAAAGATTTAAAAAACAAACAGTACGATTCTGATTATGTATCCATTGGTAATATGGTTAATACAGTTAATGAAGCCATGGGCCCGTTCGGCTTAAGCGCCAGATGGGAATACCCAGAATCAGAGAAAGAAAACTGGCTGGTGGTTACTTGCATTCTATCCCACAAATTAGGCCATGAAATAAGTGTAACACTTGATGGCCCAATTGATAACGAAGGGAAAAAGAATCCCATGCAAGGCCGTAAGTCGGGTAGGACTTATCTTAAGCTTGAAACTTATGAGTCAGTAACTGGCATGGCCAGTAAAGCAGGCAATATTGATGATGATGGTAACAGTACCGCACCACCACCAACCCCACTTATTTCTGATAATCAAGCAAACAAAATCTATTCAATGCTTGATGAACACGGTCTTGATAGATCCATCTTCTTAGGTTGGGTTAATAAAGCAATTCCAAATTGCCCTCACGTTGAAAACATACCTATCACTTTCTATGATCACGTAATCAAGAAAATCAACGAGTCGATTAAAGTTAAAGCTGATAAGAATGGTAAATAACAACGAACCAGAAGGCACCCATTGTTTCTATAAAGGGCAGTACTGTAAAGTTAAAAACAATAAAGTATTTGTCTACGGTGAGTGGGTTTTCACTAAAGGTATAACTGTTGCTCAGGTGACCGCTGAGATTCGACGCCGAGAAATTGAAGGGCTTGGTAAATTAAGCCCAAGAATAAGGGGTACACATTTTGATAATTCATAATCTAGTTCAGTTGACACCAGAATGGTTCAATATGAAAGCTGGCAAACCGTCAAGCAGTGGTTTCAGCAGTCTTATTACAGGCACCGGGAAACCGTCAATAAGCATAACTGAATATGCTGAAGCGCTTGCTTTGGAGATTCATCTTGGTGAGCCAGTTGACGACGGCTTTACTGGAACAAAATACACAGAACGCGGCACCAAGCTTGAGCCATTATCCAGAGCGGATTATGAAATGACCCGCCAAGTTAAAATTCAAGAGGTCGGTTTTATCACAGACGACTTGATGCGCTGGGGTACCAGTACCGATGGTCTAGTAAATAAAGATGGCATTGTTGAATTTAAAAACCTGATCGCCAAAACGTTCTGGAAATTATACCTTGCTTGCAAAAAGAACAACGTTACACCACTAAAATATATCCCTCAGTTACAGGGTGAACTTTTTGTGACTGGTCGCAAGTGGGTTGATATTGTTTTTTATCATCCACAATTCGAGCCTATTATTCACAGGCATTATCCAGATTTAGAATATCACGCGACATTAAAAAAACAACTAATGTTGTGTATTGCAGAACGTAACAACATACTTAAATTAGCTAAATCATAAGGAGAACACCATGGTAGTAAAGAAAAAAACAGCTAAAAAGAAAATAGCAAAAAAAAGCGGCTCTACAAAAGAATTAAAACCATCTGATCCGGAATTTTTGCCAGTCGAATATAATATGACTGAGGCGGGAATTAATCAACTGAGAAAAGAATATGATCCAGTATTAATTCCTGACACCGAAACTAAAGGTGATGAAGGATATTTGATTGTCCATGACAAAGTGATGGATATTGTTAAGCGCCGTACCGGAATTGAGAAGAAGCGTAAACTTCTTAAGTCAGACGCATTAGCTTGGGGTAAAAAAGTTGATGGCGAAGCCAAGCGATTAACTGAAATTATCGAGGAAATTGAAAAGCCGTGGAAAGATATAAAAACAGAACTTGATGAAAAAGAAGCTGTTGAAGCCGAAAAAGCACGTTTAGCAGAAGTAGAACGTATTCAGATTATCGAAGCGAAAGTTTCTCAGTTGAAAGATTCCACGTCTGGGTTGCTGACTTTTGATGTTGTTAAGCTTAAGGAACGGTTAACTTCAGTAACGGCTATTGTCATTAATGAGTCTTACGGTGAGTTCGCAGAAGCTGCGCAATTCCACAAAGATAATGCGGTTGGTGCACTTGATGCCGCTATCACTGAACGTGAAGTACTTGAAGAACAACAAGCAAAAGTAAAACGCGACCAGGAAGAACTTGCTGCTAAACAGAAAAAAATTGATGATGAGAATGCAGCAAAGCAAAAGGTGCTTGACGATAACATAGCTGAAGCCAAAAAAACTCAACTGGCTAATGAGGTTGAAGCAAAACGATTAAAAGATGAGGCTGAAAAACAAGTAGCGGCTGAAAAACAACGCAAAGAAGATGAAGCTTTTGCCGAACTCCAGGAAAAACAACGTAAAGAAAAAGAACAGCTTGAAGCTGAAGAAGAGACTGCTCTTAAAGAAACGCTTGCTGCCAGGTTACCTGAAGATGAAAAAATGCGGGTTTACATAGCGAACCTGCGTGCCGTTGAATTACCAGATGTTAAAAACAAAGATATGAAAAATCTGGTAGTAAAAGTTCTTATGAAGCTTGACGATATTTCAGATCTTATTTTCAACAACACACAAGGGTAACAATAAACTGAGTTAGAAGTGGCGATACGAAAAGTGTAATGAGGACGGATTGATTTATGAATAAAAAAGATAAGCTAAAAAAGAAAATTGAAGACACAAAACTGCAACTTGCAAGGCTTGAAGATGAGGCGGAAGGTTACCCGAAAAGAGCCGCTGGATTAAAAATTCAAAACACAAGAAAAGCATGGGGTTGCACGCAAGAAGAAATTGCAGCCGCTACGGGCATAAGCAGAACTACATTAGCTAATATAGAAGGCGGCAAGCAGTCGATGACAATCAAGTCATTGCGTGCGCTATGCTTAGAGCTAGAATTAAGCGCAGATAGTCTTTTAGAAATATAACAACAGAATAGGAGGGTAGGATTATTTTACTTTTAACACGCAAGGTTGGTGAAGCCATTATTATCGGTGATGATATTGTTGTGAGGGTAGTTTCTATTGATGGTGGGCAGGTTCGTTTTGGTATTGACGCACCAAAATCTATCCCTGTTGATCGTGAAGAAATCAGAGTTAAAAAAGATAAGGGTCCTGAAAGCGGCAACATCTAATGAAAGCCTTCTTTAGAGTTCTGCCCAATAAATCATTGATCCCACATGATGATGAAACTAAGAAATATATTGATCGGCGATCTGTTGGGCAGATCCTTTCTACCGAAATTAAGATGGCGAGAAACTATGAGAACCACAAACGCTTTTTTGCGTTTATAACTCAAACATTCGGTATGCAGGAACACTTTACTGAGATAGAAGCGTATCGCTACTGGCTAACTATGAAGTGTGGCTTTTTTGAAACTATTGTTGCTCCAAACGGGGTGACAATGTTTAAGCCAAAATCAATATCATTCGAGTCAATGGAAGAAGATGAGTTTACTAGACTCTTCAGTGAGGCTATCGATGTTTTTCTTAAAAGCTTCGGTAATGGATTAACGGAAAACGATGTGCTCGAAAGAAATGGAGTCACTTAATAAGGCTATTCGGATCGCTATCAAAGCCCACGATGGTCAAACTGATAAAGGTGGCAACCCTTATATAACTCACCCATTAAGAGTTATGAATAATGTGAGCACCTTATCTGAAAAAATTACTGCTGTTCTACATGATGCGGTTGAAGATACTGCTATTACATTTAATGACTTATTGGATATGAAAATTACCCCTGAAATAGTTGACGCTATTAATGCATTAACAAGAAGGAAAAATGAAAAGTACGAAGCTTTTATTATTCGAGCCGGGAGCAATTTAATTTCCAGATCAGTCAAG